AGCTCTTCCGGGATCACAACGCCGGCAACGCCCATGTCCAGCATGGCGGAATCGAGCAGATCCGAAATCTCGGAATCAAAGGCGTCCGTCTTGATTCGCCGTGCTAATTTAGTTTTTTCAATCAGTTCGGTCGATGCCATGATTCACCCCTTTGTGAAGAAGAGGCCACGGGCGAACCCATGACCTCCTCCATTTAGTTAGTTGCTGTTAGGCTGTGGGCGTCTGAACTACTACGAACGCATTCGGAGCAACCACTCCAATGCCGACATACATCCGGCCAAGGATTCTTACAAGATCCTGGGTCATCAGCGTCGTGTCGTCGAACTTGATGTTGATCTCTTCGCCGTTCGGGAAGTTCGCAAGAGCGCCGTGGCCAAGGTCACCAACGATTGCGTAAGTTTTCGTTTTGGTCGGATCATAGGCCTCTACTGCGTTGCTGAAGATGACCGGCAGACCCTCGAACGGATCCACAGCATAAGGAGCAGCGTACTGTGCAGCCTTAAAGACAGACCAGGTAGCCTTATTCATGATGATGACCGGATCAGCGGCTTCGTCGCTTAACAGGCCAAGAGCCTGGGCGATTGTGCTAACGCTGATGTTAGCGGAAATGCTCGGGACCGCAGGGCCGTCTTCTTCGTCAACCAGGCGGATGATATCGCCAACAAGCATAGCCCCGGCAGCTTTCGCGATCTGATAGGTCAGCTCATCGTAGATGTAATCCAGGAACGCCGTCCCACGCAGATCAAGAGCTTCATCAGATACGCTGATCCACTTCTTGATACTGACCGGAGTAAGCTGGACCGTGCCAAGCACAAGATTTTCCTCATCTACGGCAGCTCTACCCTCAAGATGAGGAACCGCCGGAGAAGCCGACTTCTCAAAGCCAACCTTCAGATTGCCCTGGACATAAGCCTTACGGACACGGCTCATGATACCGTCACGCTCCCAAGCTGTCTTCGTGATTTCATAGACATAATCGGGAACCGCAACAGTATTTCCGGTGATTCCCTCGCCGGTAGCGTTCGTCGTCAGCAGCGCACGGCACTCCGTCGGGTCTTCCGTCTTGATGTATTCGGCGTATGCGTCGATGTATTCTTTGGAGTTTCTGATTTCCTTTTCGCTCATTTCTTTTCTTTCCTCAACTTTCGCTTTTTCGATCACTTTGCCTTCGCCGCTGGCAACCGCCGCACGTACCTCTGCCTTTTTCGCTTCGGCAGCCTTGCGGTTTTCCAGTTCGGCTTTGATTCCGCGCGCCTCTACTTCGAGCGCGTCAAGATCAGCGTCGTCGTTATCCAATTCGGCAACGATTGCCGCCTGGCGTTCTTCGAGCTGGTCGATCGTCATATCTTTCAGTTCCATGTCTTAAACCTCCGATAAGATTCTGATTTTCTGTTTCTTGCGTTCAATCTGACGGCGTTCGGCTTTGGCGCTCTCCAGCGATGCCTTTGCGCTCTCCAGCGCATCAGCAAGACCTCTTGCCTGGATTGAAGTCGCTTCATATGCCGGGAATGTCACCGCGCTGACTTCGAACACTCGCGAGATGTTCGTTATCGTGCGGGTCGGATAGTCACTATCCAAGTCATCCCAGGCGTCACCGTCGACCGTGTACATGAACGACATACCCGTTATGTCGCCACGGCTAACGGCTGAATACAATGATTTTGCTTCGGCGTTGTTTTCCGTATCCAGGTCGACGCGGATCGTAAGCCCCGAACCGGGAACGACCGAAAGCTGCATCGTAGAATTGGCGTTGTTGTTCCGGCTGCGTGCGAGCGGGATCATATCGGTGTTGTGATTCACAAGGAACCGCACATCCCGAAGATCCGTATCGTCGAGAGCGCCGTCGGCTATGATCTCTTTGTACCAGCCGATATCCGTCGGTTCGTTAAAGACGATAGGCTGTCCGGTGATAATGCTTCCGTGATCCTCGTCCTGTTCGGCGCGGACCTCGAAATTAAATGCCCTGATTTCCTTCTTCAGTTCCATTGGTATCCTCCGTTATCTTTGTGTCTGCGTTGTAATATTCACCGCGAATGATCCGTTCGTCGCCGCCTTCAACCGGCGGGAGATTCCAAATCTCGCGTACGTCGTTAATGCTCATGATTCCGCGGTCGAGCATCTGACTCGATACATTTAGCTTTTCGGTATTGCTTAAATACTGGAGCCGGTTCGCCGTGGCGATGACCTTATTCCCTTCGGTCTGCTCGCGGAGCGTGAAAAGCATCTTCGTCATGACCTCGGAGAACTGGATCGCGAACGGCTCGATAGCGCCCTCATAGAACGCGCTCCACGCATCGCCGTAGGCTCTATTGGTCAGCACGTCCTCGTTCACGCCAAAGTATTCGTAGACGTTTTCCTGTATGATCTTCATTTGTGCGGCGTTTACCACGAACGGCGAGCTGTCGATCTGTTTGATGTTCGTATACGTATTCGGGAAGAGCAAAAGACCACCGGCTTTTGCTTCCTTCGCGAAATTGGTTTCGCTGAACCGGTTCGCCTCTTTCTTCAGGTCCTCGCTCTTTGTGAAGTTGTTCGCCTGGGCCATGAACCTATACGTCGCCGCTGACTTCACGCCTTCCTGAATGCCCTGATTCTGCATATGGATCAGGTCGAGCGTCGGAAGCAGCGCATGATTGTCCTCGCCCATGAAGTCGCTCTTGTACTGGTATTTCGTCATGATCCCGCAATACTCAAGTTCGATAGCCGCCTTCTCGCCGTTTGCGAATTCATACCGAAGGAACGGAGTCGCGTTCTCGCCTTTGCCGTACTGGACGATTTCGCACCGATGCGGGAGCGGGGTATAGATCCCGGAAGGCTGACCGTAATCGTCGTAAACAGGCACGATAAACGCGGTGTTATGAACATCAAGAAGCGTCGAAAGCCTGTACATGAACTGCGACCACGTTTGAAATCTGTTCGGGCCGTGCTTCAGCTTGTTCTGTAGTGCCGGACGCGCCGAACCCATGACGTCGATTTTTAATTTGCTGATGTGCGTGGCACGCGCATTGATCGCCGCCCTGATCAGGTCGCTTTCGTACAGTCCGCCGGAATAGGACGTAAAGCGCGGCGTGTAGCCGTTCAGCATCTTAAAGATGCCGGTAAACTGTCCTTCCGGTTTCGGTCGGTTCTTGAAAATCGCATCAAATAAACCCATGTCATCCCTCGTTTTTAAGCCTTTCGCCAATGTCGGCGTAGTGTTTCTGTCGGACGGTCATCGCGTCCAGCAATGCCGCCGTGCCGTCTATGTGAAGCGTGGGAGAGAGCTTTACCAATTTCCCGCGCCCGCGTTCCGTGCTCATTTTGATCGCGCTGTTTAACAGGTGCATTTTCAGAAGGTCGTTATCGCCGATACGAACGGCCCGGTCTTCCAGCAGGCCTTGCGTCTCCTGGATCACGCCGTAAAGGTTTTCACCCTGGAACACGTCATCCATGTGGAACCCGTAGCGCTCCATGTCCTGGACAAGGTATTGAGCGCTGTACCGGTCATAGCCCACCCAAAGCGGATATATCTGATATTGCTCGACCAGCGAAACGAACCAACGATAGCAATCGTTGTAGTCGACGAAATTGTCGCCGGACAGCGTCAACAGCCCGCGCTGGACGTACAGGTTATACGGCACGCCGTCCCTTGCCGTCGCTTCGTCTATCTTTTCCGCCGGAAGGAAGAACTGGGCGAACACGTTCAGAACGCCGTCCTTCTCGATCACAGCAACACAGGCGGTCAAATCTCGCGTCTGCGAAAGGTCGATGCCGCCGACGCAGTAACTCTCCCGGAAGTCATCCAGCCGGAGCGGTTCGCCGCAAGCGTCATTGACGACTTCCGCCGGAAGCCAGGCGGTGCTGCTGTTTTGTTTCAGACAACAGTACTTCGTGATGAACTCGTTGCGTTTCGGCAGGGATTCCCTCGCAGTGTCAATTTCGTCCAGGATAAACTGCGTAGGAACCGAAACCCCCATTCCCGGCAAACTTTTCCGCAGTTCGTTTATATCGTCCCATTTCTCCGGATCATCTATGGTATAAAAAATCGGAAGCAGGTGCTTCTCCGGCGATTCACCAAGAAGAACGCGAGTCCCACGTTTGAACAGTTCGTCATATGGTCCGTCATTAACATAGCCGCCGGAACTTATTGAAAGTGTGATCGGTTCCACACGCGAACCCGTTCCGGATACCATAACCTCGTACTGCTTCAACCCTCTCGCGGCTGGCCATGATGCCATTTCATCCGCCACAGTTAGCATTGGATTATAGCCATCAGCCTTTTTCTCGTTGAATGCGATTTTTTTGATCGTTGTATTTGTGGCGTCTACGATATAATCATTTTTGCGTTTCCGGGTCCGTTTCTGTAGGTCTGGATTTTTGTCTTTGTTGAACTCAAACGCCGAATACACGAGGTCACTCTGATCCAGTTTCGGCGCTACACAATACACTTCAGACCCGAATTCTCCGTCTACATATACCTCGTATGTCATAACCGCCGCAGCCAGGAGTGTTTTCCCGCATTTTCTCCCAACAAAAAAAGCGACTTCCCTAAACTGTCGCTTTCCGGCCTTGTCGACTATCCCGTATATGATTGACACGGCGGCTTTTTGCCACAGCGACAACTTCAATGGCCCCGGTGCCAATTTCCCCTTATTGTGCCTACAAAATTTTTCAATGAACCGGATCGCCCTGTTCGCCTTCTGCTGGTCAAAAACATACGTCCCGTCCTCGATGCCATTGACGATCATTTCGTACAATAGCTCAATCCATTTGCCAACTGTTACAGATCCGTCTTTAATTTGCTGGTAGTAGGCAAGTATGAAATTATCCATTTTTCAGGAACTCACTCAAGGCATCCACGGCATCGGGTTCATTGGCGAATGATTTCACAATGTTGATTAGTGTTGAAACCGTTCCATTCGCTGCTGTTGCTGTTTTGTTGTATTCCGTAATTGCCGGATTCGCGACAAGGTTCTGACGACCTTTGACGTATTCCTTTGTTACGGTCGCGCCATGTTCCTCAATCGCCTTTTCTAAATCCGTCAGGATTTTCATTTGCACCTGATACCGTTTGAACGTAGTCACAAAAAAGAAGTTACTGGAAACTCCTCGTTCTTGCGCCTGTTCCAGTAACTTGTTCGCCTGTTCTTGAAGCGTCATCTTGTCTTTAGCCATCGTCACTCTCCTTTCGGTTTCCCAACGATTTGACTATTTCTTTTTCTCTTTCTGACAACTCCCATACATGAGCTGCCGCCTTCTCCGCTGCCGCCTTCTCCGCTGCCGCCTTCTCCGCTGCCGCCTTCTCCGCTGCCGCCTTCTCCGCTGCCGCCTTCTCCGCTGCCGCCTTCTCTGACAATAAATACCCGCCGCCATAAATTGATTTGCCTTGCTCTTTTTGCATGTCTAGCTCACGGATCAGACACGCGCTCTCTTTTTTGAGCTTGAAGTCCTGTCCGTATTTGGACAGATACGCGCCCATCGCGGCAGTTATCACGCACGAAGGATAGGTGTATTTCGGCAACGGGTTTTTGAACCTCTCCGCGTACTTGTCCGCCTCCTTCTGAACCGCAGCTCTTAATCGTGGCTCGGTGATGATTAAATAATCAGGCTCGAGGTTTGTCACGAACGATGTCGGAACTGCCGCCTTATTTTCGTAAATCACAGCCACGCCTACCGTTACCGAGCAGTCTTGAACCCTTGTCCCGCCTCCTATACACGAAGCCATCGGAGCAAACAAAAAGTATTTTATGCCGTGCTCCTTATACCATGCCCGAATCTCTGACAAAATAGAAAACGGAGGATTGTCCACAACGCAGCAGCCTTCAGGGTACTTTTCGTTTTGGTAATCTCCGCCCGGATAGAACGGCCGGATCATCTGCTCGCGCTTGTATCCGTACTTTTCAGTCACCCAGTCAGCAACGGCATCATATACGCCGTCCGGTGTGTAGCAGTCGTCTGTCGTCTTCTTTATCTCGAATTTTTCGAGGAACTCGTTGTACTCGTCGTTGTCTTCTTCCTTTGAGTCGTCGTCGCGCTCTCGGTTTTTGAACCAATCTACTTCATCCGGCATATCAAAGCCGGTCAGCTCAACAACAAAATCCATATCATCAAGAGCACTAAGTTCAGTGTTCACAGTCTTCCAGTCCCATTCGCCCAGCTCTCCAAGTCTATTGTCGGCAAGAATATACGCTCGTCGCTGCGCTTCAGTCAGACCCTCTATGAACACGCACGGAACAGTCCGCATCCCCATGCTATCGGCAGCCATCACACGTCCATGCCCTGCAATCAGGTTATAATCTCGGTCAATCAGGCACGGAGTCA